ATAAAAAATACATATTTTGCCAGGTTATACTAAGATTTTCATATGAATCATCTACAATAAGATAACTATCAATAAAATCTTGAACAACATTATCTTGTGTTTTATCTTTTAAATACATGGCATATTCTTGTAGCGAGTTATCATTACAATGGTGAACAAGATATTTATCTGAAGATAAAAATCGATTAGAATAATGACAAGCCACAATAATAATATCTAAAATATATGTTTTGGTGAATTGTTGCCAATATTCGCCAAGTGGTGGTAATCTATCGAAGTGCAGTAACCGTGAAGTTTCATAGTTATGCTCATGATATCTATATTTAAAACTATCAACGAGAGATATTGTATTATTGAACAAGAAATATGAGCTATCCTGAATATTTGTAATAAAAGGTTTATAGATGGGATTAATAAAGTGCATAAGTCCGTTATTCCTTTTTAATATCGAATCGCCAATACATGTTAAGAAATATTTTGATTGCTCCTTTGTCTTAAAAAAGGACGAGGTCAAAAAATTCAATACATATTGGATGGTTGCTGATTCGGGAATAGAATGAAAAATATCTTTTTCCCGGATTAGTTTTATAATTCGCGTTTTTACCTTATATTTCCAATCAAGTAATACTTTTTTGGACGAAATATCGGACAGAATGGTATGCCATATTTCATCTTCTGAAATAATTTTATAATGTTCGTCGATATAGTGAATAAAGATGTTGGATGTTGAAATATAATAAAACTGAGTATTTGGATCACTAAAAAAAGTCGTTATATACATTTCCATTTTAGAAGTTAATAATTCATGACGTTTTTCTTTTTCAACTACATTGAGAATTTGTTTGGGCAATGAATTCTCAATAAACTCTTCTATTTTCTGCAAAATGGAAGGACTTTCTTTGTATTGGTCCAAAAGCATCTGTAATTTTTTTTCAGCCATAAGTTGTAAGTTATTTACTATCATAGTTTTTAAATAACTTATAATAATCATAAATTGTGCGCGTTTGAATATCTAAAAATAAGCATTTAAACGCAAGCATATTAATCATTTATATGAGCAGTTTCAATAATGAGTCCCATGAATCTACAAATGTATTGGAAATTAAAACTGTACAAATAGCACCATTTAGAACATTAATGACGGCGTTGAAAGATATTCTCTTGGAAACAAATATTAGTTTTCAGCCTGACGGGATACGTATTATTAATATGGATAAATCGCATACAATATTAGCTCATCTTTTTTTGGATGCCAATAAGTTTGAATCTTATTATTGTAAATATCCAAAAATTGTTATTGGTGTAAATATGTTTCATTTATTCAAGCTAATTAATTCTATTGATAATGACGATACACTAACTATTTATATCGAAGAAAAAGAGTATAGTCAGGGTGTGGTGGATTATTTGGGATTAAAATTTGAAAATGGGGATATTAAGCAATGTAAGAATCAAAAGTTAAAATTAATTGAACCAGATGAAGAGGAACTTGAGGTTCCTGGGGTTAAATTTTCATCGGTCATCAATCTTCCATCCGCCGACTTTCAAAAAATTATTCGTGATCTCTCCAATATTTCAGAACGGTTGGAAATTAAATCAGTTGGTAATGAATTAATTTTTAAATGCCAGGGTCCATTCGCTTTTGCCGAAATTCGCCGTTCCGAATCAAATGGCGTAATGGAATTTGTACAAAAACAAGATGCGTCAAAAGTAATTCAAGGCGAATTTTCACTAAAAAATCTCGGTTACTTTATTAAGTGCACAAACCTTTGTAATACCATTGAAATGTATCTCGAGAACGATTTACCCCTTGTTGTTAAATATTCAGTAGCATCTTTAGGGGAAATTAAATTATGTCTCGCACCCTTACCATCAATTTAATATTCAGGTTTATGTCGTTTAAAAATACAACCATGAGAAGATAACCCTTCGAAAGTTCTTATTTTTGAAGGATCCTGATAATCACACGTAGCCATCCATATTTTAATAATACAAAATGCTTTTTTAGGAGAGATGGTAATACCATTTACATTGGCAACAAATTTTGGATCCGGAGATATCGTTTCGCCGCCCAAAATATAACTTAGAGAACGCCATACATCATAAACATCCTTATTATTTATCTTATAAGAAAAACATCCTCCATTTCTGTTTTTCTTATCTTCCCACGTCGGCGAAATATTCTTTCGCATCAAAAATAACATACAGTTTTTAACCAAAATTTCCGGAAGATAATTATATAAACTTACCATATCTTCTGCATAATTCATACACATTATATCTTTATAACTTGGTAAAGACCAATCAGTATCATGTGGTAAATGCGCCCACAAAACCCATTTATCAAATAAAGGACACTCCGGTCTTTTTACAGATTCTTCTCCTATCAACTCCTGTACATCCATTATAACAAATAAAGTTTATTTTCTTTTATATTATTTTACAATATTAACTTTTTCTTCCTCCTCTTTGGTATTATCTTCATCTATTGGTTTAGATACAATAACATATTTATCGTCTTTAAATATAACGGATTGCCTTGACGACAATATAAATATATTTACATCATTGTCAATTATATTTACTGTATATTCCACAGGTAAATCAAGACAAAACCAAAATTTCATATACCATTTTAAAAATAGTTCATCAAGAATATGATTATCTTGCACATAAAACTGGGGGAGATGTTCATGAATATCCACCGATTTATCATCGTATTTTAATTCAACCTGTATAAATTGCTTTTTAACTGGGACAATCTGTAAATTAGAAATATCTTCCTTTTCGCTAATACGTTTGCAATATATATCTCCTTCTATTTTTTTTTTGAAGAAAAGAAGATCATTAATGGGTGGTATATAAGACAGGGTAGCAGTTTTACCATCGTGCGTTGTATAAGATAAAATTGTGTTTTTACTTGCATCTTCAAATTCATCTTCATCATCGCTATCTTCTTCTTCTTCTTCCTCCAAAATATATGAAATAAATGTTGTAACATCATGGTATACCCCTAACCCCTTCCAAGCGGCGCGTCGTGACATATCATTAAAAAGAGGGCGGTTAAAATAATATGTTCCGCTAACAAAAGACAACCCAAACGTTCCTACAATAGCCAGATAATAACAGAATTCATAAAGCATTATATATGTAATATACCTTTTTTTTTAAATATTATGAAAAAATATTAATTTAGCATAATATAATATATGGGAAATAGTTGGTATACACCAGTCGGTTCATCAAAGAGGGGTGTTCCAAGTCCCCCCGCATTACCTACATCACCTACAAATCCAGCCCCTATACGAGAACCTGCAACAGTTGCACAAGCACAACCTCCTGCTTCCGTAAAGGCGCCGGGAAAGGGGTCCCCACCTAATACACCACACAATCCCGCTTCACCTAACTCACCAAGTAAACCCGTGCCCCCAAGTTCTCCCCAGAATCCTTCTGGGGTAAATAATCCATCTATGCCAGGGAAACCTGCACTCCCAACAGCTCCATCAGGCAACGGAATGCATTTTGGGGGATACAGAAGAAGAAGAAGAGCGCGCAAACGCCGCAAAACGCGTAAAAAAAGGCACCACACAGCGCGCCACAAAACGCGCAAACGACGCAGGGCTGCCCGGAACCGGCGGACGCGTAAAAAACAACGCGGGAGAGGATTTTTGAATTTTTTCAGCGGTAAAAATAAAACGCGAAAAAAAAGAAAAGCAAAGAAAGAAGAAGACAGGCGAGTAGATCATGACCAAAAATTACGTTTGGCTGCGGCAGCGCAACAGAAATTAGAGGTAACACAAAACCAAGAACGTAGATCGACCCATGAAGAACTTGTGGATATAGCGGTATTCAATAGAGCGCGATGGAAATATTTTATGACAACACCTGAATATAAAACATTTATATTTGAGGCTTGGAAAGTAAATCAAGGCAAGAGAGAACCAACATATGACGAGATAATGTTGTTTAATGATCTTAAACTCTACGATCCCAATGGATATAGGGCTGTCCAACAACGTACCCCACCAGCCCAACAAGGGGGGAAGCGTCGCCGTCGTAAGAGGAGGTAATTATTAAATTCTTAAGTATATGTATATATGCCTTGTAAACAGAAAGGAGGACGGCGATTAGGATCTGGCGCATATGGTGTTGTCTACGGAGAACCCGGATTACCGGCGATTGATGCACAGGGGGGGACACCTCTCTTACCACCTGCTCAATATGTTAGTAAGGTTTTCTTGGATAAGGGTCATTTCGACAACAAACAAGCGAATCAGGCTGCTAACGAAGCGTCTATCAAATTGTTTTTTGAATCACAATTCCCCGATAATTTTGATAAATTAAAAGAGCATTTTATAATACCACTGGGTAACTATTTTATAGATAAAAATGTGTTGAAGAAAGAATGGGCAACATATAACAACAATGATTGGTTGAGTAGTTCTCCTGCGAGTAATCCATGGTTGACGGAAGCTATTAAGGAAACCCCAATGAAATCCCAAGTGGTAACCGAAGTTGGAGGCATTAACTTACATAAATTATTTACCAGATCGTCAGGGACAAAATTTCCTAAGAATTCTATAAAAGGCATCATTAACATCTTTGAAGGTATAGAAATGTTACGAGCAAAAAATATAATTCATAGCGATATCAAAACACCCAATGCCCTTGATACACCAAGTGGCAAATTTAAAATAATAGATTTAGGGGATTGCACAAAAATAGATACCATTACACCGCAGACATTAACATACGAGTACGGGGATATCCATAAATACATATTATCATCAGGAAAGGCGCTTGGAGGGATAGTACAAATGATTCCCTATACCATGTATTTTATTTGGCCCTCAGTAGTACAATTTTTTATAGCGCGGTCCTTTCCAAAACCTGATGGTACAGATGGTGCCCCTTTAACGTTTAAGAAATTTAGAGATAATTGGCGGCGGCAATCAGATAGCAAAGCTCCTGATGGAGGTTGGAATGGACCTTTTATAGGAACAAATAAATATAATGCTCAATTTATAAAACAATCGGATCTCGTGACAGATATGATACTTCTGGTAGAGATTGCGAAGATGAAAGATGAAACACTTTTTGTTCTACCTGGACCGCGTGGCGACGCATTGGACGCTATACACGTAACGGGAGATATGTTTTTAATTAATTTTATGAACACCTGTATGTTAGAACAAACGACAGCTGGGAATTTCGTAAGACCAAATAAGAAAAAATGGTTTAATCAAAATCTTCATTGGAATATACCAAGTGTAGGAAGTCTTTTTCGAAGAATAGATATGTTTTCTGTTGGCGTAATATTTATAAACTGTCTTCATAGGTGGGCGAGAACAGTCCACCGTAATAAAATGCTGGTTGATGATGCGACAATTAATTATTTAAAACATGTTATACGTCTCATTACTCAATGTTGTTATCAAACACCAACTCGTATTATTGCCATCGATCCACAGCTAAAGAATGCTATTATGGAACGCCCTACTGTCATTGCTGCTCCCGCAGCGCCTCCGCTACCACCGAAGCCATACGGTGAGTGGGCTGCGCAGCGAGCGGCGCAAAATGCAGTTACAGATGCTATCAATGAAGCGCTGTTAAGACATACTAAATCTTCAAATGCATATGGAGATCAGAAAGGTGGGCGACGCCGCCGCCGCCGCACCCCCCGCCGTCCGCGCCGCCGCCGGCGAAACACCCGTCGCAAACGTCGTCGTCGGCAAAAAAGAAGAGGGCGTCGCCGCCGTACTCGCCGCGGTGGCTGGTTTGGTACTTGGGGGAAGAAAACAAAGAAAACGCGTTTTGGTTGGACAAGTAAAAATATGAAGTGTAATCCATATTTACCTTTGCAATGCTCAGGAGGTGGAAGATGTGTTGGGACAGGATGGGGTATAGGACCCATTAAACTACAAGGTAAGTGCGTCTCAACATGATTATCCCATTGTTTATATAAATATTATGTAAACAATGTATGAATTATTAATTAGCACGCTCCTGCACACCCCATAGAGGTTGCCGTAGCTATTGGCAATTGCATAGAACCACCATCATAAGCAAAAGTAGTTGACATGGTTGGCAATTTAAATAAAGGTGCTGCAATATTAAAAGAGGGGAATTTAATACTTGGCCACGCAAATCCTTCTTTCAACAATGGTTTAAGAGATTTATCTGCCAAACAAGGATGCCCCGGACCAACACATTTCCCCAAGGCAGAACACCACGCATATCCGGCACCCGTCAAACATCCTTGACTATCCGTTTGACCTCCAGTATTTTGCGTTGTGGGTGTAGCAGAACCCCCGGGCACACCAGGCACAGTTGCGGGCGTAGCAGAACTCCCAGGCACACCAGGCACAGTTGCTCGTGTAGCATAACTTCCAGGCACACTTGGCACAGTTGCTCCTCGGGCATAACCGTCATTGTAACGATCGCGCTCACTATCACTTCCCCGAGCATAATTATTGGTTCTACCACCATCTCTTTGATTATAATAATCATTATATTCTCCTGGCACCGTAGGAATACTTGGCATTTGAGAACCCCCTGGTACTCCGCCCACCATAATTCTTTGTTGACGATAATCACGCATATCCTGTTTAAATTCTCTCGGTGGGGCATATATTTTTAAACGACCCGTTGCTGGATCTAAACCAAACACATATAGTAAAATACTAATAATTAATGTCATAAGTATGAAAGGGATAAAGACGATAAACCAAGATATTATCCCTAAACCTTGTCTACATAAGTAATTTAATACTATTGTGAAGACCAAAGCAACCCACATTTTTGCAAATGCTGTATTATATTGACCTTTAAATGTATCAATTGTTATATGGGTAATAGAAAATATAAGATATATAAGGGCAGGAGGACATATTTCATTCAAGACCATATTTATATTATATTAGGAAAAAAAGTGCTGAGATATTTATATCGTCTGGGCATCTTCACCATTAACTTCTTCTGTTGGTTTTTCCGTGGCTATTCCTAATTCGTCTTCGTCAGCACTGTCAGCGGTATAATTAGATTCTTCTTCATCATCGTCATCGGCGCCGTCCTCAGCATCGTCCTCGGCGCCGTCCTCAGCATCGTCCTCTTTGTCCTCTTCCGTTGCATTGATAGAAAGTTGTATTTCAGGAATATTTTTTTTAACTTCCAAAATCTCCAATTCAATATTTTTTTCTTCACCTATGCCCTGTATAAGCATTTTTAATTGTTTGTTTTCATTTTCTAATGTTCGAATTTTTTTTCTCAAATTAACAACAAATGGCAAAGTATCGAGAATACCAATTGTTTCTTTGAATTCATTTTTAATATCGCTTAAATGGTTAGAAACAATACTCTGTATTTCTTCCATAATATCTCCTATATTATCTTCCATATTTAAATATTTAAAGTTTTTTAGTTTTATATCATTTATAATATGAATAAATCGGGATTACCAGCAAATATGCAAGATTTATCTGGAGCGGCGTTAAAGGAGGCAATGATAGTACATAGAAAAAATGAAATTGTAAAATTAGTTTGTAGGCAAACAGATTATACTGAAGATAATGCACGTGCATTGCTCGAGGAAGAAAAGTATAACTATATATCAATTATTAAAGCGTGGTTAAAACCAACGTCAAAAAAAGTTGCTGTTGAAAAAAAATCCCCTAAATCTCTAAACCAGAAAATAATTGGTGAAATTCGTAATTTTATGGATCAGGGTCATAAACTACAGGAACATCGTAAAAAACAAATGGCGCAAATGCGAAAGAGAAAAGCACAAAACGAGGAGCAAAAAAAGGCATTATCCGCCTCGAAGAAAATGGCAATAATACCAGAGGAAGAAAATAAGAAACTATAAATTTATTATTTTAGATTGAACGTTGAACTTAGAATATTATTTTTACTATGTTTGGGAATTGAACGCTTCAAACGATAATGAACGGTATCTGTGCGATTTTTTCTGAGAAGATTGGTATAGATGGGCGGTACTTCATTCTTTTCGTCGTGGAGTTCTGGTAAAATTTTGGTTAATGGTTTATCCACAACAATAAGAATACGATCATTTTTTAATAGCTTTCTGTATTCTTTAATAGTAAGATTTCCATAATATTTATCCAATGTATGATAAGGATCGGGCGCTGGTTTTATGCGTTCATCTTTATCATATATTTTCCCATAAATATTATTTAATAAAGCATATCTTTCCCAGAAAATAGATGAATCGAGGTGCTCTTGGGTAAGATAAGCACAAGCGCACTCCGGGCTACAAAAACAACCGTATACCTCCACGATATTATTTCTTTCCTGTTTAGGTATATAAATAGGAGGGTTATCAAAAGGATATGTGCACCAAAAACAGTTGGATTTTTTACCCGAGACATCATTATAATGTAAATTTTTTGCCAACTGTTTTAATTTATCCCAAATAAGTTTATTAGGAATTTCCTCTTCATCGTTACACGGTGGGGATTTTATTATTTTGCGCCCTTCATTTATATTTTTCCACTGCAATAATGAACTATCATTATGTGGAGTAACAGAACATAATATGGCACTTGGGGATTGTTTCGCTAAGTCCGCACTAGAACATTTTAAATGCAGAATAATATTAGGTTTATCAATTTTTTGTGGCGGACCCACATTTTTTTTTTTAGCTATTATTTTTCCACCCTTCGGCTTCCGCCCGCGTTTTTTATGTACCTTTGGCTTTTTTGGCTTTTTTGGCTTTTTTGGTTTAATACTCTTCGGCATTATATTTTTTTAATTACTTATTAATTTAAATCGTTTTAATATAATGATTTATATTTGGCAGATGAGTATATATTATTAACTTGATTATTCACCCTAACAAACGTTGTACATTTGGGTAAATCTTTTAATCGCCTTGCACCTACATATGTACAAGCCGAACGGATACCTCCTAAAATACTTTCTACAGTAAATTTAACAAGACCTTTAAATGGAATTTTTACAGTTTTCCCCTCTGATGATCTATATCTTGCTACGCCTCCGTGATATTTATCCATAGCAGTATTAGATGACATACCATAAAAAATTTTCCATTTATTACCTTGTTTATCCTCAATTAACTCCCCAGCACATTCTTCATGTCCAGAAAATATTGATCCTCCCATAACAAAATCCGCACCGCCGCCAAACGCTTTTACAATATCTCCAGGAACTTTCGCTCCACCATCTGATATAATACATCCCCCTACTCCGTGGGCCGCATCTGCACATTCTAATACCGCCGATAATTGGGGCATTCCTACACCAGTTTGAAGTCTTGTTGTACACA